ACTTACGCAAAACTAGCCGTTTGGGAGAATACGGCAATATTTATGTAAAAAGAGAATGGCGAAGACAACTTTGTTATGCACGTTTTTAAACGAGACTGCAGTAATCGAGAGTGTGGGTGATCTTAGAAGAACATATGGTCAACAAATACAAGAGATCGAATTATACAGATTTACCGAAACACCACAAAACTATATATGTGTATTCAACACTGTGATGAAGCTACCAACTTTACCAAACACAATAACTATCAACAAAAAGAGGCAGACAACAACTTTTTATACAATTAATGCACTCAACACGTTGATTATTTCATTAAATGGTGGTATATTAGATAAAACATACACAGTCGATTGGAGCAACTACGAACATACACTAATATTGGCAGACAGAGGAGCTGGCTGTCGATTTGTAAAAATAGAGTATGTACCTGTTGCATAATTGAAAAACAAGTAGTATATTTAAGTTATAAACAATTAAATCGTTACATCTATGGCAATTAACCTAGACGCAATCCAAAAGAGATTGCAAGAAATGCAACAATCCGCTAAAGGCGGAGGTAACACTGGCAACAAAGATTTGCAGTGGAAACCACCAGTAGGGAAATCTCAAGTACGTATTGTACCCTACTCGCACAACAAAGACAATCCGTTTATGGAGCTGTACTTCCATTATGAGATTGGAAAGCGTACTTACCTATCACCAAGTTCTTTTGGTCGTCCTGATCCAATCGTTGAGTTTGCTGAGAAGCTAAAACGTACTGGCGATAAGGAGGATTGGAAATTGAGCCGTAAGATCGCACCAAAGTTCCGTGTCTATGCACCAGTAATCGTACGTGGTGAGGAATCTGAAGGAGTTAAGTTCTGGGGATTTGGTAAAACCATCTACCAAGATCTTATGGGCTTCCTAGTCGATCCAGACTACGGTGATATCACCGATCTAATGAACGGACGAGACATTACAGTGGAGCATATTGCAGCTGACAAAGAAGGAGGCTTTCCAAGCTACTCAATTCGAGTGAAACCCAACACAACTCCAGCCACAGAAGATAAAGCAATTGCTAATCTTATTGTTAATGAGCAAAAGGAGATCACTGAATTGTTTGAAGAGCCAACCTACCAAGAGCTTGAGACAGCATTGCAAAACTGGCTACAACCAAGCTCAGGTGATGAAGGTAAAGTGAAAGCTGGTACACCAATCAGCAATGCACCTAAGGCAAATACCGTGTCTGATGTAAAGAGTGCATTCGACAACTTGTTTGGTAATGAAACCACTGATGCACCCTTTTGATCATGGCAAAAAAGCAAGTTACAGAGATAGCCGGCAGGGACGAACTAGCTTCAACCCTAGCTGAAGGACTAAACAAAAAGTTTAAGGACTTTAAGGCTGTGTACTTTTTGGATAACACCGAAGAGACACCAACTGATCTAACCGAATGGGTATCCACCGGATCAAGTACCTTAGATCTTGCAATTGCAAACAGACCCAATGGCGGTTTGCCAGTAGGTAGGATTGCAGAGTTTACAGGACTTGAAGCAGCTGGTAAGAGCCTGATCATGGCACACCTACTAGCCAATACCCAGAAGAAAGGAGGACTTGCTGTATATATTGATACCGAAAATGCCCTGAGTGAGGAATTCCTCAGGGCAATCGGTGTTGATGTCGCTAACATGTTGTACATACCACTGGAAACGATTGAAGACATTTTCGAAGCAATTGAGAATATCATCGAATCGATTCGTAAGTCGTCTAAGGACAGATTGGTAACCATCGTAGTCGATTCAGTAGCAGCAGCAACAACTAAAGTTGAATTGGAAGCAGATTACGATAAGGATGGCTGGGCAACAACTAAAGCAATCCTTATGAGTAAGGCAATGCGGAAGATCACAAACATGATTGGCAAGCAACGAATCCTCCTAGCATTTACAAATCAGCTAAGGGAAAAGATGGGTGTGATGTTTGGCGATAAATTCACAACGAGCGGGGGTAAGGCTTTAGGGTTCCATGCATCGGTCAGAGTTCGCTTACAATCTGTTGGTAAACTAAAAACCAAGATCGGATCAAAAGAAATCATCGTTGGTGTTGAAACCGAAGCAACCGTAACTAAAAATCGATTAGGACCTCCGTATAAAAAAGCTAAGTTCGAAATCTATTTCGACTCGGGTATTAACGACTTGGGTAGCTGGTTTACCTTGCTCAAAGAGTATGGGGTGCTTAACGGAGCAGGTGCATGGTTCACTTTGGTACGTGAAGACACAGGCGAAGAAATTAAGTTTCAGTCTAAGGATTGGGTAGCCAAGCTGGAAGCTGATGAAGACTTAAAAAAGTATGTGTATGATAAGATGTGTAGCGTCATAATCTCAAAGTATAAGCATACAGAGGAATCAAATGAAATTGAAGTAGATAACGACGATATAGTAGGTTTTGATGAGTAGTAGATACCTTAAACTCTGGGAGGAGTTAAAAAAAGAACCAATCAAGGCAGCTAATAGAAACTCTAGAGTGCTGATTGTTGATGGCCTTAATACATTTATTAGGTCATATGCAGCAAGCCCGGTTACGAATGATAATGGACTGCATGTAGGTGGCATATCAGGAACAATCCTGTCAATCGGTCATGCGATCAAGACAGTTGATGCAACAAGAGTAGTGGTGGTATTTGATGGCAAGAATGGTACGAAAAAGCGGAGAGATCTCTTCCCAGAGTACAAGGCATCTCGCAAATTCAAGATCAGACTTAATAGATCGGAAGAGCTAGAAGAAGGAGAGGAATCACAAAAGCGGCAATTGCTGCGATTGGTTGAGTATCTTGAACATATGCCAATAGATGTAGTTACAATTGAAGGTGCTGAGGCAGATGATGTAATTGCATATATGGTCCAGGAAGTCTTTCAAGAGCAGTGTTACATCATGTCCTCAGATAAGGACTTTCTGCAGCTGATAAATGAAAGAGTTCAAGTATGGAGTCCTACGAAAAAGAAGCTGTATTATGCATCCGATGTGTTAGATGAATACGGCATCACACCTCAGAACTTTGTACTGCATAGAGCAGTCACTGGAGATGCTTCAGACAATATACCTGGAGTAGATGGTGTAGGCTTAAAAACATTGTTGAAGTTGTATCCTAACCTAGGTGGTGATGAAAGGTTATCGGTAAAGCAAATTATCGAGGAAGCAAAGCAGCAACCTAAGAGTAAGAAGTATATGGCTATCGCAGAATCGGAGAGTATCTTGGAAAGAAATCTAATGCTAATGTCATTACGAGACGTCGACATTTCACCACTCAAAAAGCTATCAATTATAAGTCAGCTGGACAAGACTAATCGGTTATCAAAAATGAAACTACAGTCGCTATTGTTTCAAGATCAAATGTCTGGTGTTATAAGAAACTTTGATGTGTGGGTAAAAGAGACGCTATATAAACTCGATATGTTTTTGCTAAGTAAGTAAAAATTAGGTATAGTAAGTTATGAGCGATACATTTCAATATTACGGAACATCCTTTCAGCATAAGGTAATAGCAGCACTAATGTCCGATAGGATATTTCTGCAACAAATACATGACATTCTAGATCCGAACTACTTTAGCTCGGATGGAGCAAAGTGGTTAGTAGGGCAAGTACTTGAGTATTTTGTTAAGTATAAAACCCCACCAACTCTGGATGTGTTTAAGATCAGCTTAGATAACGTAGAATCGGATCTTTTAAAGACAACTGTTAAGCAGGCCTTGAAGGAAGTGCTAACCCATCTTAGTGGTGCAGACCAAAGCTATGTCAAAGATCAGACAATCAACTTTTGTAAAAACCAAAAGCTAAGGCAAGCCATTCTAGATTCAGTGGAAATGCTCAAGGTATCAAATTACGATGGTATAAAACTACGTATTGATGATGCAATGAAAGCAGGTACAGACAGAAACATTGGACACGAGTACGCAGAGCACATCGAGGAGAGGTTTGCACAAGCAACCAGAAAGACATCACCAACACCATGGGAACCTATCAACGATATTACAGATGGTGGTATAGGAGCAGGGGAATTGGCAGTGTTTGTAGCACCAGCCGGTATTGGTAAATCAATGGCATTAGTAAATGTAGCAGCGCATGCTGTAAAGGAGGGTAAGACTGTATTCTACTACACCCTAGAGCTTAACGAAGCGTATGTAGGAGCTAGATTTGATTCATTCTATACAGGAGTACCATCTAGTGAATTAAAGCATCATAAAGAAGAGGTAGAAAAGTATGTACGGAACCTGCCAGGTAAACTTGTTGTCAAGTACTATCCAACAAAGACAGCAACAATCAATACGATCACAGCACACCTAGAAAAGTCAGCAATGCAGGGATATAAACCTGATATGGTGATTGTTGACTATGCCGATCTACTAAGAGATGTATCAAACAAATCCTCAGCACGACATGACCAAGTTTTGGGAAATATTTATGAGGACTTACGCGGTGTTGCGGGTAGCTACCAGATACCTATATATACAGCTTCGCAGGCTAACAGATCCGCTCTCGAACAAGAAATCATTGAGGCCGACAAGATCGCAGAATCGTACAGTAAAGTAATGATCGCCGACTTTGTTGTTTCCTTATCTAGAAAAGTCGAAGACAAGATCTCAGGTACTGGAAGGTGGCATGTTATAAAGAATCGATTTGGACCTGATGGTATAACCTTTCCTAGTAAAATGAATATGGCAGTGTGTAGAATAAACATCTTTGAACCAACCAGTGAAGAAGGCACGCAAGTCAATAATACTATGAAAAAAGGGGATGAGGTAGT